GGGGATCAGTGTCGTCTCCATGACCTCGACGATCGACTGGCTGTATTGGTCTGCAAACAGCGGAACAAGGCCAGCGACGGCCTCCATGTCATATATAGGTATCTGCTGACGGTCTATCAGGCGATCGGTTCGCAGTTTGAAAACGTTATCTACAACAACTGTTTCTGTATTATCGTTTGAGGACGTTTTTTGGAGTTTTCGTTTGTCCTCATTTATGTCCTCAAATTTGTCCTCATTTTGTTTGAGGACGTTTTTTGGAGTTTTGGTAAGCAAAATTTCGCCTGCTCCTGTCAACAACCAACTTGGATTAATATCCGGATAGACGGATAGGATTTTTTCTAATTTATCGGAGCCGATTCCCTTTCCTTGCTTCAAAGACTTTCCAAAAGACGCATTAGACATACCAATACTACGCTCAAACGCAGCGACGGTAACACCTTTCAGATCAATGTATTCTTTAAGCCGTTCTAAAACCATACTCCACGAATTAGAAAAATTCCTAATTTTATTTGGATTTTAGGATATATCCTATTATCTTTGCCTTAACTTAATATTACAAAAGTATACAAAAAAAATGAATACAAGCACGGAAAACCGAGAAAAACGGTTGGAGGCCATTCGGAACGGTCTCCGGCGTGGGGATAGAACCCGCATTGCTCAGCTTGCGGAGGTTCGCCCCGAGTGGGTTTGGTGGGTGCTGACGGGCCGTGGCGTAAGTGAGCGAGTTCTGACGATTGCCGAGAAAGTGATCGCCGAACGGAACCAGCAAAACTAATGTTTAAACAATTACAAGCATGACAACAACAGAACGGCACTTGGCCAACATGATGCTAATAGCAGGACAACGCTGGATAGAAACCGGGAGACCAGAAGATCTGGCGACCCTGCACCGACGTATCAATCAACTCCAGCATTATCGGGACCTTGTAAAGGCTCAATGTGCAGGTAAAAATCGAGATCCTCGATATGTGCAAGATGTTTCTGTACGCAAAACGCACGGAAAGCAGCTTCAGTCTCGGCAATCCTCGAAACGCACCCTTGAATATCGATCGTACAAAAAACCTCTCTGCAATCGTCAGCAAGAGGCAAGTTGTCGGAGATCTCACAAGAGCAGCACGGAAAGCACACCTCAAAGCAACGCAGCAGTTTGCGGATTTTTGATACTTCTTTCGTCTTTACCACGATAGAAAATACGCAACTGGACCATAGTCTGATCGGGTTCTTGGGCATCATAGAGAACTTGATTAAGTGGTTAGATTCTACAAGTTAGTTAAAAGTTTCGAAAATACAACGTTTAAACCGACTTTAACCATGTTACCGGAACTGGAACCCTACATCGCCCGGTATTACGACAAGTGGCTGAACTATTCGCAGTACATCTGTACCCGTTGGAATATCAGGCGTAAAGCATATGATATTATGGCTGATGTTCTCGTCGAGTTTTGCTGCAAACCGGATGAATTTTTATTCGATCTGCTAACCTGTGAGCAACAAGGAGGACACAAACTACTTAATTGTGTCATAAAGGCGATCAGATTCCGGGTCGTTGACTTTATTCGGCAAAAGCGAGTGGTTTCTTGTGATATAGGAAAGCACGTATATCATTTATCAGCCCCGGATGACGATGATCTTCAGACTGAAATTTCCAACGAAATGCGCGAAGCCGAAGCGATGTTTCGGGATGATAGTCTCGTGATCCCAGTTGCCACGTCAACAAAAACAACCATTTCGACAGGTGTGTGGTTAGACAGTTATATTTATAAACGTTCCTGCCCGGAAAAAGCGAGACTGCGGGTTGTGTATCGGGCACAGATTTGCGCTCACGGAAAGAGGATCAAACAAGTTGTACGTTCTACACGCAGCGAAGCCATGGCTGCCATGCTCCAATATCAGATGCAACATACCCTCTAAAACGAAACAATTTAATACCCATAATAATTATGATACGTAAATGGATGAAAAAACTTCTCGCACCGATCGTGCGAGAAGTTCTTAACGAGGAAAAACTTCAGGAACAGGTTATCGGCCATATCGTAACAGCCTTAAAGGAGGCTCTTGACAGTGGCGAGTGCGACAATCTGAAACGACCTAATGTTTAATATCAATGTGTAGTCCGTCAGCTAATTTGTGGATGGCGTTACCGATGTTGTAATAGTCCATTACACCTACAACTGTTCCACAGGCTGCACACTGCACAAATGTTAGCTTAAATCGGCTGTCTTTAACATTCGCTTCTTTCATTTCAAAACGGGTTCCTTCACAACGAGGACATTTAGATATAGCCATAATTATAAAATTTAGTTAATAAGGTTTTGCACCCACAAGTTAACTAAAAATCCCGTGAATGCAAAGGCATTGTTTCGGAGCGATACCGACACGGGAGCAAAAAATAGAACGTGCCTTACGATTCTGCAAATAAAACTATGAAAACGGATAAGTTGATATTGGATGCTTGCTGCGGACCTCGCATGATGTGGTTTGACAAGCAGAACCCGCTGGCTGTGTTCATGGACATCCGGGATGAAGAATGTACACTATGCGACGGACGGAATTTAGAAGTACATCCGGATGTGGTTGGCGACTTCCGAAATATGCCCTTTGAGGATGCAACGTTTCGCCTTGTTGTGTTTGATCCCCCGCATCTTGTTCGCCTTGGAGCAAATAGCTACACGGCGCATAAATATGGTAAATTATTCTCCAGCTGGGAAACAGATTTGAAGCAAGGCTTCGACGAATGTATGCGAGTGCTGAAACCCGAAGGGATTTTGATTTTCAAATGGAACGAAACACAGATTGCAGCAAGCCGGATCATCAAAATTTTCGGAGTGAATCCACTCTTCGGCCATAAAAGTGGCAAGAACTCAAAAACACAGTGGATGTGTTTTCTGAAATCTGCTTATTAACGTCTGTTTAAACAGGTTTAAACACGATTTTAATGATACTGCCAAACGACATACTGATACGCGCGACCTCCGACGGGCAAACCGTCTGGGTGTCGCAGCGTATGGTATGCGAGGTATGCGGAGTAAGTGAGGAGCATTTACGCACTGTATGCCGCGAGCGTTACAAATCCTCCCTTCCTCCCTCGTGGCAGAAGGTCGCCGATCAGTCGGAGTTCTTCCTTGGCAAAAAGGAGGGCAAGGCCTGGCGGTGGGGCCGCAAGGGCGGGCAGTACTACTACGACTACGACCATATCCCGAACCGAAAACCGACCTGCTACCGGGACCTGCTGCCCTCGAAAGAGGAGCTGATCGGCGCCGTCGAGGATCAAAAGTTGGACAGCAGCCGTACCCGTCGGAATCGGATTGTCGACACACTGGATGAGAAGGTGAAGAATTACGAAAGCGTCGACGATTTCATCTATTTCTCGACTTTCACAATCGGAGACAAGGATATTTTTGACACCAGACGGGCGCGGGACTTACAACAGGCCGCTGCGTGGTGCCGGTTCCTGAAGAATGCCCCGGCCCTGATCGAAAACGGGTCTTTGGGCTTTCGAACCCTGACGGGATTATACAAGGTTTGTGCGGCCCGGATCGAGAAACTGGACCTGACGGGCTTCCGCATCAAATCCGCGGAATCGCTCCGGAAGAAGATCGCCGCCCTGCCCGACGGGGAGGCGATGCTGGCAGCCCTGGTGTCGGGCAAGTACTGCAACGACAACCGCCGGATCCTCGGCAAGTCCGAGATCGTGGACTACGCGACGGGCGAGGTGATGAAGTACGACGCGCACCAGGCGACGATCATGTCCTACTGGCTCAATCCGGGCCGCTCGCAGAAGGATTCGAAACAGACGCTCTACGGGCTCTACGCCTACGACATGGAGTGCCTGAACATTGAGCCTGTGAAGCTGTCGACCTTCACGCACTACATCAACAAATGGGATAACCGATATTTGTCCGCCGCCGAGCGTCACGGCAAGGTCTACGCCAAAAACGCGTTCCGGCCTTATGTGCCCTCCAAGCCACTCGAATACGCCAATTCGCTGTGGGTTTCCGACGGTTCGGGCGTCGTTCCGTACCGCTATCAGGACCAGTACGGCAAATGGGGAACAATGAAGATGTACACCATGCTTGTTACGGACGCTGGCAGTCGCTACATAGCGGGTTATGCAGTCAGTAGCAAGGGTCAGCACGCCGAGGACCCTCGAATGCTGCGCGACGCGATGCGCATGGCGTTGCTTGATAACGGCAAGACCGAGGTAATGGATTTCCTGTCGGACAACCACGGAGCCTATACCGGGGCCGAATCACAGGCATTTTTGTCATTGGCCTGCGCCCATCACCGCACCATTGCGCCGCACGATTCGCAAGCAAACCCCGCGGAAATGATCTTCCGACTGTTTAAGCGCCATTTCAAAAGTTACTTCAACCTCCCGGAAACCTCATGGGATGCCCGGAGCCTGGAAAGCATGGCAAATCCGGACTATCGTTATCTTATGTCTTTGCCGACCTTCAGCGAGGCGCAGGAACTGCTCGGCAACGCGATCCGTGAGTGGAACACGACGCAACTCAAATGCGGCATGACGCCGGAACAATGGTTCCGGGAGTTCAAGAATCCGGCTGCCGGGCAGTACGACGCGCGCCGTTACCGGATGGTGACGGGCGAGGTGTCGAAATGCGACATCAGCTATGCGCGTTCGATTCTCGAGGTCGAACGCCAGGGCGCCAAATATAAGTTCGACATCCCGACGGATGCGGCAACCGTGGGCCTGATTGCCCGGCATATGGGGTACGCTCCGAATCTGAAGGTAACGGTATATTGGGATGCCGAAGGGGCCGATCTTTACACGCCGGACGGGGTCTATATGTTCACCTGTGCCCCGGCTCCGCTGGCCTCGAAAACATACGCAGAAGCTACGCCCGATGGGCTGCGGGCCCTGGGGCACCACATACAGAAGGGCGAGACCTATGACGCCATCACGGAGGAGTTCGTCGATGATGTGATCCGCGCGAAGGCCATCCTGTCTCCGAATTACCTTTTCAACATCCGGGACAACGCCACCAAGGAGGATTACAACGCCATGCACGAGCAGATCAGCGCCGCCGAATATGAACGGGGCCGTGCGAAGCTGGAGGCCAAGAAACAACGCGCCCGGGAGCGGGAGCGAAAGAAGGCAGACCAGGTCCAACAGCAGGCAGTGATCGACTACCACAAAAATCACATTTCCGATTTGTCAAAATACATCAAATAACCGCCTTATGGAAAAAATCAAAAAAGACGAAATCATTACTGCCGCCAAGCAGTACATGCAGCGGCACGGCATGTCGCAGAATGCCTTGGCGAAGACTTGCGGAATCAGCGCGTCGTATCTTTCCAACCTGCTGAACGGGGTCTATGAATACAAATCCGGCCCTGACAAGGTTACGGAGATCGCCGACCGCTATTTCATTACGCTTGCATCGGTGATCGGCTTCGAGATCGAGCAAACCTTTTGGAAGGTAGAGCCTACGCCGCAGTTTGTGATCGCCATCTCGGCTCTCGAACGTGCGCATCTGAACTGCACCGCACGTTTCGGCGGCGTGAAGATGATCATCGGCGAAAAAGGCTGCGGCAAGACCACGGCGATCGACCAGTACTGCAAGGCCAATCCGACCAACACGTTTCGTGTGACGATCAACGCCGAGGACGGCATCCGAGACATCCTCGAGGAGATCGGTCGCTTGCTCGACCTCGACCTGCCGATGCAGAAAGGTGCACGCCTGCGCCTGATCGGTTCCGAGTTCCGGCGCCGTGCGCTGTGCGGGGAGCGCAACATGCTGATCCTCGACGAGGGTGAGAACACCAAACTGCCGGGTATCCGGGCCTATAAAGCCATCTATGATATGATCAAGGGATATGCGGCCTTTGCGATCGCCGGAACCGCCGATCTGCTGAAACTGCTCGACAGGCTCGAACTGCGCGGTGTCAACGGCGTGCCGCAGTTCAAAAGCCGGATGAAGGCGAACACGATTATTCTGCCGCCGATCGACCGGAAATTCGAGAACTTCATGTATAAGGTCAAGGATGAAAACCTCCGCAAAATCCTCGTCGAGCTCTGCACCGATTACCGAGAGCTCAACGACTACCTCGAGCCTGCGATCATCGCCGCGCACAAGGACGGCGTGGCGCTCACGGACGACTATTTCAGAACCATGTACGGCATAATGAAAAACAACAACAATGGGACAGCAAAACGGTATTAAAATCAGCCCGGAACTGATCGCGGAATTGCGCAGGTTTGCCGGGACAGTCGCCCAAACCGGGGCAAGCATCAACGAGATTATGAGTGTCGCGGATGCGATGCGGCAGACCTTCCTCGACAATTATTCGAAGGAGGCCCTGAAAGCGATCAAAACCATCAAATCGTAATCAGTATGCCCGAGATCATCGAACTAACCAAATCATCGGCGGCAAGTCTGGACTGTCTTTCATACATGATCGAATTGCGCCGTAAAAACATTCTCAAAGCAGAAAGTTTTCTGATGCAACACCGGGACAGCCTGTCCCCGGAGCGGATCGCGCAGATCGAGCAAGACCTGGAAGACATGCGTTCTGGCCTGCATAACATGGAGACCGACTATTGCAGTATCGCCGGGGAACCTTACACCGACAAACGTAATTCTTAATCAATATCACTATGAAAGACGAACTGAAAGACATGACCGCCGACCAGCTGGAACAGCTGCTCGAGCAGAAGCGGGCCGAGGAGCGCCAGGCCGCAGACAAACGGCGCCGGGACTATGAGGAGACGCGGGCCGACTTCGTGAAGCGTATGGCAGCCGAAACCCGCAATATCACTGGCCGGGTGCGCGAGTTCTACGACCTGGTCGTGGCCGAGACCGATGCTTTCCGAAAAATCATGCAGGAGTACGGAGCCACGCGCCGGGACGACCAGCTCGGCTACTCGGTGCAGGAGGGAGACTTCCGCCTCGAGGTGAAATGCAATCGGGTAAAATGCTTTGACGAACGGGCTGACGTGGCCGCCGCCCGGCTGATCGACTTCCTGAAGGCATGGATCGGCGGACGGGAGAAAGGGGCCGACGATCCGATGTACCAGTTGGCAATGACGCTCCTGGAGCGTAACCGCAAGGGCGATCTGGACTACAAGTCCATCAGCAAGCTGTATGATCTCGAGGCGCAGTTCGGCGATCCCGAATACTCGCAAATCATGCAACTGTTCAAAGAGAGCAACGTCGTTAACGGCACCGCCATAAACTTCTACTTTCACCAGCGCGACGAGCGCGGTGTATGGCACAGAATCGAACCGTCATTTAACCGCATGTAACTATGAAACTTGGACTTTTGGAATGGATGTTTCTTATCTTTTTCGTTCTTAAATTGGTCGGTGAAATAGATTGGTCCTGGTGGTGGGTAACATGCCCGATGTGGATTATCCCTCTTATCTACCTTGTTCTTTTCGCCTGGTTCTTATGCGGAGAGATTTATAAAAAAATCAAATCCTA